CCTAATGTTTCAGAAGATATTCCATGAGTGTTCTTAGAAAAGAAAAAGGATTTTATAGGTCTATCTTTGAGGCCACTGTATGTGGTAAGCTTGATGAAGATAAAGTTAACTTTGAATATGAAACTCTAGTCATACCTTATGTAGTTCCATCAGTTCGAAAAACATACACTCCAGATATTATATTATCGAATGGTATTATAATAGAACTCAAGGGACAGCTTACAAAAGAAGATAGAGCCAAACATCTGTGTATAAAACAACAGAGACCAGACTTAGATATTAGATTTGTACTACAAAATTCTAGGAATAAACTTTACAAAACTAGTAAAACAACTTATGGTGATTGGCTTAGTAACAATAATTTTATATGGGCAGATAGATTTGTACCAGTGGAATGGATAGATGAAAGACCAAAAGAAATCAACACAACAGACATATTCGTTAAACCCAAACCAAACCCGGATTGCTTTAGACCCTACACTCGATACGATTACCGAGGTAAATAGAGAAGGAGAAAATGAAAGAGCATTATTCAGAGCTGTCATTTACCAAGCTTTATTGGATGCTAGTAATGAAAACGAAAATGTTTCTAAAGAATCTGTGCAAGTTAGGGAAGATGCTGTTCGATGGTTTAGTAAAAGTGTCGGTGTTACCGCTACTTGGTTTGTCGATGTGTGCGATCTTGCTGGCCTTAATTATCAGCAAGTTCGTTCTTTTGCTAGGAAACTTATTGATGAGCCTATCAGCTCAGACTTTCAAAGGAAAAGATTAAATGTATTATTGAATATGACCCATAGAGAGGAGACAAAATGACTGATGATTTAGTAAACAACCCACCCCACTATAAATATAATGACAAGGGTATTGAGTGTATCGAAGCTATTGAGGCTGCACTTACCCCTGAAGAATATCGTGGCTACTTACGTGGTCAAGTTATGAAATACACATGGAGATGTAATTATAAAGGTAAAAGATTAGAAGACTTGCAAAAAGCTCGATGGTATTTAAATAGATATATTGAATTACTAGAAAAAGAATGATAGTATCTGACGTTCCGATACTTGAAATAATTTGTTCACTGACTGCATGTGTATCAGTTTATTTGTATGGTAACGGATCACTGAAAGCACCATTGTTTGGTATTTGCTCACAACTTTTTTGGTGGGCGTGGACAATACAAGAGGGTCTATACTTTATGATGATACTGAATGTGGTGATGACATTAACACATATTAGAAACATAATTAAAATGAAAGGGAGACGATGACGACTTTACCAACTGTTTATCAACAATTTATCCACAAATCTAGATATGCTAGATGGCTATCTACAGAAAAAAGAAGAGAAGAATGGCACGAAACTGTGGCTCGTTATTTTAATTTCTTTGAAAAACAAATAGAAAAGAATTGTAAATACAAGATTGATAAAAAGACAAGAGAGTATCTTGAAAATAAAGTTTTAAATTTAGAGGTCATGCCATCCATGAGAGCATTGATGACAGCAGGTCCTGCCTTGGAAAAAGAAAACATTGCAGGGTATAATTGTTCTTATGTACCTATAGATCATCCTAAAGCTTTTGATGAAATACTTTATGTACTTATGTGTGGGACGGGAGTTGGTTTTAGTGTTGAAAAAAAATACACAGAACATTTACCTAGTATTGCTGATGATTTCCACGATACAGAGTCTGTGGTCGTGGTCAGGGACTCTAAGCTTGGTTGGGCAAAAGCATTTCGGGAAGTCGTTACACTATTGTATGCCGGGCAAATCCCCAGGTGGGATATTTCTAATGTGCGACCGGCAGGGGCACGACTTCACACTTTCGGTGGAAGAGCTTCGGGTCCTGCACCGCTCGTTGATCTCTTCAACTTTGCGAAAGAAACCTTTATTAAAGCAAAGGGTAGGAGACTAACTCCACTTGAGTGTCATGATCTTGTTTGTAAAGTCGGTGAGATTGTTGTAGTTGGTGGTGTTAGACGATCGGCTATGATTAGTTTATCTGATCTTAATGACAGAGATATGAGAGATGCTAAATCTGGAGAGTGGTATAGAGTTGAATCACAAAGGGCGCTGTCAAATAACTCAGCTGTATATGAAACGAAGCCAGATAACATAGGCACGTTCATGGAGGAATGGTTAGCTCTTTATAAATCAGGAAGTGGTGAACGAGGTATCTTTAATAGACAAGCATCAAAGACAGTTGCCGCTAGAAACAAAAGGCGTGATGATAGTTTTGAGTTTGGAACTAACCCATGTTCAGAAATAATTTTACAGCCTTTTCAATTTTGTAACTTGTCCGAGGTGGTGGTTCGTGAAGATGATAAAGAAGAAGATTTACTTGACAAAGTTGAAGCAGCCACAATTCTTGGGACTATGCAAGCAACTTTAACTAGTTTTAAATATTTGAGAAGACAATGGAAAGATGCAACAGAGAAAGAAAGATTGCTCGGAGTATCTTTAACTGGTATTATGGATCATGAAATATTATCTGGTGATGTTTATAATCAGGCACTTCTTCCAGACTTGTTAAAAAGAATGAAACAAAAAGCCGTGGATGTAAATAAAATATGGGCGAAAAGATTTGGTATTAATCAAGCCACAGCTATCACATGTGTTAAACCATCTGGCACCGTATCACAATTAGTTAATGCTGCATCCGGCATACATGCTAGACATAATGAACATTACATTCGAAGAGTTAGAGGTGATAAGAAAGATCCTTTAACACAGTTTCTACAAACACAAAACATACCGACAGAAGATTGTGTTATGAAACCGGACGCAACTGCGGTCTTTTCTTTTGTAGAAAAGGCACCTAGTGGATGTGTTACTCGTAATAAAAGATCAGCGCTTGAACAACTGAATCATTGGTTAGTGTACGCTAAGTATTGGTGTGAACATAAACCAAGTATAACTATATCCGTAAATGACAATGAGTGGTTAGGTGTTGCAGACTGGTGTTGGAATAACTTTGATGATTTAAGTGGTGTATCGTTTTTACCGAACTTTGGACATGTATATCAACAAGCACCATACGAAGATATTGATGAGGAAGAATATAATAAATTAAAAAAGAATCAACCAAATAAAATTAATTGGAATGATTTAGCGCTTCATGAGCAAGATGATAACACTAAATCATCTCAAACTCTTGCATGCAGTGCCGGTTCATGTGAGGTCGTGGATGTATAAAACATTTACCACCATACCAAAAGCTGTTCCAAAAAAGTTATGCGATGAAATAATTAAAGAATCTCCTAGCTATTCGGAGCAGCTGGCTGGTGTGATGTGGAAAAAAGTAGCTGATCTTAAAAAAGACAGAAACTCAAAAGTAAGATTTTTTCCTCTTAACCATTGGATTGTACCAAAATTATGCGAAGTTGCAGCTGAAATAAACAAACAACACTACGGATTCGATATATCTAATTTACAATGCCCTCAGTTTACTGAGTATAAAAAAGGACAACACTATCAATGGCACAGAGATATATATCCACCAGAAGTGGACGGGCCATATCCAGGATTAATACGAAAATTATCTATGGTTGTACAGTTATCTAACTTTGAGGACTACAAAGGTGGTATACTACAAATTAAAAATATGGACGGTAAAATAGAACCTATTGAAGGATTTAAAGATAAAGGCGATATGATTATATTTCCATCATTTTATCTTCATAGAATAAAAGCTGTAACAGAGGGGACTCGACACAGTTTAGTGTGTTGGTTCATGGGTTTACCATTTAAATAGAATGGAAAAATTTCTTTGGTCATTACTTAAATTTTTATTAGTAATGTTGGTTATAAAATTTATATTAATTTTTATGATGTTTATTACATGATTAATATTATTTCACGACCTTGGGGACATTATAGAGTATTAAAAAAAACACCAACTAGAGTTATAAAAATATTACATGTGTATCCAGGTCGAGGAATGTCAATTCAGTATCATAAATATAGAGATGAGCACTGGAAAATACAAAGTGGCGAAGCAACGGCCCTCATAGACGACCACTGGTGGACATTTCTACCCGGTCATAGAGTTTATATCCCAAGAAATACACTTCACTGTCTACGAGCTTCTAATGACCATGTACGGGTTTTTGAGATTTGGGAGGGTGAAAAACTAGATGAAAACGATATAATAAGGATAAGTCATGATTATAGTGGTGAGTGGGGGCTTTGATCCCCTACATTCTGGACACATAAGTATGTTTCGCCAAGCAAATTTGTTTGGTGAAGTGTGGGCCATCGTAAATACGGATGAATGGTTACAAAGAAAAAAAGGATTTGTGATGTTACCGTATAAAGAACGAAGCGAAATTGTTCGCTCAACACAATTTATACAAAAAGTTATTAAAGCAAAAGACAACGATGATACTGTTGTTAATAATTTAAAAGATATGAATCAGCTTTTTGCATTTGCTAACGGAGGGGACAGAGTTCCAACTACCACACCAGAGGTAGAATATTGTTTAAAAAATAATATACCTATGTTATTTAATATTGGTGGTAAAAAAACAATGTCGTCTTCTGACATAGCTCGCAAACTGCTTGACCAAGCCACTAAATAATATATAATATTAATTGAAACAACGTCGTCAAAAGAATCTCTAGGGGCGGGACTGTTTAACTGTAAGCTTCTAGAGATTCAACTTCTTTTACCATAATATTTAACTGGATTTCTATAACCTAATATTCTGTTCTTGTTTCTTGGAAATCTTTCACCACTACAATCTCGTAGCCTTAATATTTCAATCGACCTCTCCAATCTCTTTTGTCTCCTCTTGGACTCTGTATTTGTTTTTCACAAGCAAAATTACTATGCGTTGTTATAACCATAGTATCCTTATCTGTGCATGTATAAAAGCATTTGACAGAGTCTTCTCCAAAAAAAGGTTTAACTATCTTCTCTTTGGTTAGTCTACAAGTTACATGATATTGATTGAGTTGATCGTATAGTCTACCGTTAGTAGCTACAACTGGATCGCAAAATGAAAGTAAAGGGAGCACTAAGGCTCCCGCTACTATATTACTTTTCTGCACATGCATAACTGTTAATCTCAAGACCAACAGAAATTTCTGTGATAATAGGTTTAGACCACATATCAACTCCATTTGTTTATAGGTTAACAAACAGTGCTGGTTGTCATTGAACGACCGCAGTCCACTGATATTTATATATTACTTCTTCATGTTCTCTCTTGCAACACCTTTTGACTTTTCCCATGAGCGGAGTGAACCCATTCCAAGAAGTGCTACAGTTAACGAGATAAGCTCACCTGTATCTACAAAGTTAGGCATATTTATTTCTGGTGCAAACAAAGCTGTGAACCAAGTCATTAGTGGTAATATAAAGAAGTTTACAAATAAACCGATAGCACACACCCACATGATTGCAGGTCTTGCTCCGGCAACAAACATACTTGGGTGTTTAGCTGCTTCGGTGTTAGCTTTAGCTTGTTCTTTTGCCAAAGCATTCGCATGTTTTTCGGACATGGTAGCTATGTCGTGAGCTAGACGTGCTTTTTGGTCTTTGTCTTCTATGAATTTATCAAGTAGCCCAGTGACTGGACCTATAAGTGCTGTTAACATTACTCTATCCCTTCTTCAAGTTTTTCTAGTATAACATTCTTTAGTTGATCCATCAAAATATAGGCTGAGTTTAAGTTAACACTACCTGCAAAGTAATCTATAATAGGACCTCGATCATCGAACAAAACAGTTATAATACCGGTAGCTTTATATTTATTAACATCTTCTTTCATAACATCTAAATGATCAATAACTATGTTTGTAAAATTTTCCTGAGGCATTTGACTCACGGCTTCTTTTGACATTATGCGCTCAGTTTTATCTTTAAATAAATGAACAACAACATCTTTATCTTTGTCTTTATTATCAGTCATTATTAATTAAATGTTTGTAAGGTAATCCGTGCGCCATCTCTGTCACTGTCCATTGTGTGTACGCAAGATCATTAAATAATTGTTGTCTATCTTTCATCTTTGGATTCTCAACATCCTCTATAGAGTGGGATGATATTTCATAAGCAAAGTTAAGATTACTAGGTGTAATAACAGGGACACCAGCAAGGAGGCTATCCACAGCCCCTCCACTTGTAAACGAGACCGTAGCCCAACAATCTTCCAAATCCATTGCGATAGGATTCTTGTGACCGAAGACCATACTGACATCTTTCTGTTTTTCAACAAACTCTTCAAATTTAGATAAGTCATAAGATGATATTAACGGATGCATACGGACTCTAACAGGTCTGTCAGATATTTTTTTACATTTAACTATTTCATCTTGTAACCATTTAAGTATATCAACATTAGCTGTTGCCGCATCTCCAGGTAATTGCATAAGAAACATTATGTGTTTACCATCTTTTCTCCAGCCTTTTATTTCAAGACCAAGATCGGTTCGAACAATACCCCATCTATCTTTGTCAGATTTTTTATTGTTAAAATAACCAAGGGTATTCATATAGTGTCCCCTACCAACTCTATAATATTTATGATCTTCTGTTATAGTTCGTCCAAGTAATGGGGTTTCAATTACAAGCAAATCACCTTTATGTTTAGTAACCACATCTTTTTTTAACAAATGATGTTTTGTATGTCTATCTTTCCACGATCCAAATATAACGGCTACATCACAATCTATATATTTAGTTGAGTTAGACAAGAACACAAGGTTATCTGTTGTTTCTCTAATACCATGAGTCATAGCTGTCAACGTATTAATATGTGGCTGATGCACAGCTGAGTTTAAAAATACTCCTACTACTTTACGGGATGTCATCGAAGATCTCCTTGTATGTTGTTTTTTCTATTTTATCTTTTAGTCCATCGTCCCATAATGCTTTGACTAAACCATCACCATGAACATGAATATCAAGATCTATCTCTTCTCTTTGCATAAGCTTTTCAAAGTCCTGAGCTTGAGCCAGTAATTCACCAGTTGTCCAATACGGTTTGCTATCCTCACCAATTGATACCTTTAACCATTTCTTACGCCCATCTTCAGCTAACTCATTTTTATTTTTTGGTTCACCTTCAATGCACGAATCAAAACCATACAAATGCATTGTCCTAAATCCGAGAGTGTGTAATAAACCTATTGACCTCATACCTGCACAGGTCCCGCCGGTAATAAGTAGTCTGTTTTTAAAAAAGTCCCATCCTTCAATTGCGTTACAATAAGCGTCCCAAGCTACAACCTTTGCTTTCTTATCTAACAAATGTGTAACCACATCAGGATTAGACATAGTTGCTACCCAATACATCACTCTTGGGTGCGGTTTAGCTAATAACTCTTTACGCACAAACCCATGCGTAGATTTTTCATTAAATGGTCTTGGATCTAAAATTGTACATGCCCACGGTTGAATATTATTTTCAAGAAGTGTATTGTGACTATGCTTGACACATACAATCCTAACCCCTCTGTTCTGTAGTTGTTGTATTTCTCTAAAACTTTTTTTAAGAGATGGCCCGGCTGATACAATGGCTACCTCTTCATCATTCCATTGACATCGTTTGGTTATAGCCGTAGGCATACGTTTAGCGTTTGTAAGAATATTCATACGAATATCTTCAATAGGCATACAGTCCTGTGGTGTTACCACTATAGGTTTTTTACTTGAAGCTTCTGTCTTCTTTGTTTTGACTTTTGTGTTTGGTGCTTCTTGATTAGCTTGTTCTTGTTTAAATTTTAACAAACCTTTGTTGTGATACATGTATCTAACAAGTGGTGATGCTTCGAATGCATTGAGGTCAGCACAGTATGGTGATAGGTTATTAACTTGTAAGCCATGCGCTTGATGAAGGTTCATGATCCTAGTAAATACAAAAGCATCATGCCACTCTTTATAATTATAAATCTCACCAGAGTCCCATATTCCAAACAAGTCTGCAAACAAAGCTTTGTTAAGCTCTGTCATTTGCATCATAACAAAACCAGCTTCTATATAATTTACTGCCTCACGTCCAAGCACAGCTATATCTTTATCTTTAGGCATCCACTCTGTAAGTTTAGCTTTTGGTATGTCGTTATATGTTACGGTGTCAGCATCAATCCATATACCTACATCACACTTTGGTGGATTCTTTACAAAGAACTCATACTCAGTATAGACTTTGTATGCCCATCGCTTGACATCTGTTCTCCAGTTTGGAGCATCTTTTGGATCTTTAAATTTTTTAAAAAACTCACATAGTTCTTTAGACACGGACATGAGATCAATAAACTCAACTCTGTTTGAGTCATATGATTGAAGACCACGTTCTGGCCAATCATTATAATAAGCATAAAGTTTAGTATCCTTAGGCCAGTGTTTAATAAAACTCTCTATACAATCTTTAGCATAGATGTTCCAGTGATCGCCCCGGAACGATGTTACAAGTGAAAATGTAGGCATTTCATTTCCTTCAATGTTGATCCATGTTGATAATC